ACAGTCTCAAAGCTACGATTAGACAATTCTTGCTGGTAGTCTGCTTCTCCCACAAAGAAAATTAGTTCTTGCTGGGTTTCATCATAGGAAATCTCCGCTAACATTTGGTCCAACCACTCCTGCCAGCCCATAGGGTAACGGGGAAGATTGGTTTCATCTAACTTGCAGACAGAGGTCAACTCGTCATCACCAAAGGCCTCTCGGATATAGCGGAATCTTTTTTGAAGCGTTAAGCCTACCTGCTCCCCTCTATCTCCCTCATAGCCTGAAACGACAACACAGACCCGGTCACACTGCCGCTTCGCTCGCTGGATTAGATCGATATGTCCTTGATGAAGCGGAGCAAAGGTTCCAAATACCACTGCTGTTTTCTTTTTCATAAACCTATTACCTTTTTATATTTTTTGATATTTTCACTATCTATGTTTTTATTATAAACTATATTTTTGTTTTTTCAATAGTTTTTTATTATTTTTTATAAAAAAGTAGCAAAAAAGAGAATCAAGATTACTCCTGATTCTCCATTTTTATACAATATCAAATTTTAACTGGCCTGCTTTAACACCAATCTTAAGTGTGCTGCCTGCCTCTAATTCTCCCTTGAGAAGAAGTTCTGCCAACTTGTCTTCCACTTCTGTTTGTAGGGTTCTGCGAAGTGGACGAGCTCCCATTTCTGGATTGTAACCGTGACTAGCTAGCAACTTCAGTGCCGAAGCTTGTAGTTTTAAGTCGATGCCCTTCTCTGCCAGGCTAGCAATCAATGGTTTAACCATAATCTTGACAATTTCCTGCATGTGGTCGCTATCCAAACTGTGGAAGACCACCTTTTCATCAATACGGTTGATAAACTCCGGCCTATAAGCTTTTTTCAGCTCTTCAAACATGCGTTTCTCCATATTCTCCTGGTCAAAACGAATGTCCTTGGCCCCAAAACCAACAGTCTTGTCATCACGAAGGGCTGTCGCACCAAGGTTTGAAGTCATGATGATAATGGTATTTGAAAAATCAACCTTGCGACCCTTGCTATCGGTCAAGACACCATCATCCAAGACTTGCAAGAGGACATTAAAGATGTCTGGGTGTGCTTTTTCTACCTCGTCAAAAAGTAGAACGGAATAGGGTTTGTTGCGAACTTTCTCGGTCAACTCCCCACCTTCTTCATAACCTACATAGCCCGGAGGAGCTCCATTGAGACGGCTGGCAGCGAATTTCTCCATATACTCACTCATATCAAAACGGATAAGGGCTGATTCGTCATCAAAGAGAACTTCTGCTAGAGCCTTAGCCAATTCGGTCTTACCGACACCTGTAGGCCCTAGGAACATAAAGGAACCAATCGGACGCTTATGACTGCGAATCCCTGACTGATTGCGGCGAATGGCACGGCTAATGCTTGAAACTGCTTGATCTTGACCGATGACACGTTTGTGCAGTTCAGCTTCCAAGTTTAGGTATTTCTTAGCATCCGTTTGAGTCAGTTTTTGAACTGGAATACCTGATAAGCGACTCAAGGTGGTCAAAATATCAGACTCTGTCACCAAGTCTTTATAGACAGGCACTTCCTCTTCTTTTGCGATTAACTGAGCTGCCTGTTTCCACTTACCATCCATCAAGGCCTTGTCAGCTGGACTCAAACCTGAATCGTCTGCTTTTACATGCTTAACCTTATTTTGCACTGTTGCTGCTGCTTCATCTAAGAGGTCGATAGCAGAGTCTGGCAAGTGACGACTAGTCAAGTAACGATGCGCCATCTTGACAGCTGTTTCGACCGCTTCATCTGTGATTTGCACACGGTGATGTTTCTCATAAGTCGCCTTCAAGCCTTGCAAAATGGCCATACTGTCGGCCACACTTGGCTCTTCAATCGTCACTTTGGCGAAACGACGAGAAAGGGCCGCATCTTTTTCGATGTGTTTTTGGTATTCTTCCTGAGTGGTCGCACCAACCGTTCTCAAAGTTCCACGCGCCAAGGCTGGCTTCAAGATATTGGCCGCATCCAGAGTTGAGTCAATTCCACTACCAGAACCCATGATGGTATGAAGTTCATCGATAAAGAGGATGACTTGACCATCTTCTTCAATATCCTTGATGATATTGTTCATACGTTCTTCAAAGTCACCACGGAAGCGTGTCCCTGCAACGACATTCATCAAATCAAGCTCTAACACGCGCATCTTAGCCATTTCCGCAGGTACATCACCACTAGCAATACGCTGAGCGAGCCCAAGCGCCAAGGCTGTTTTCCCGACACCAGCATCCCCAACCAAGACGGGATTATTCTTGGTCTTCCGACTCAAGATTTGAATCATACGCGAGATTTCCTTATCCCGACCGATGACTGGTTCTAACTTGCCAGAACGAGCTTGCTCTGTCAAATCATGCGTATAGTCCTCTAGACCACCACTCGGAGTCTGGGGCATACCCATCATATTAGCCATAGAATTTTGCTTGTCAGCTACTGTACGATGGCGTTGGCGTAGAGCCTTGAGGTCTTCACGAGTCCAACCTGCACGTTCTTCTAGATTTCGACGAAGGGCAGCAATCTTAACCTGATCTTTCTTGTCTTCATAAGAAAAACCAGCCCTCTCCAAGATACGAGTCGCCAAGGCATTGCCATCATGCAAAATCGCATAAAGGACGTGCTCCGTCCCTAGCACCTTAGCATGGACCACTGACGCTACATACTCTGCTTCGTCAAAAAGAACCTGCAAACGATGGGAGAACGGCAATTCCGTAAAGATTTCATCCTGGCTATAGTCCGTTTCAGTCAGTTCCAAAGCGACCTCTTCTAAACGGTCCATCTCATATGGATAATCATTTAAAGTCGCCCCTGCCACACTATAACTGTGATTGGACATGGCAATCAACAAATGCCATGACTCTAGGTAACGAGCTCCAAAATGGCCAGCAACCATATAGGCACTTTCGATACATTCATTCAATGCTTTTGAATAGTTCATCTTACTTCCCTTTTCTATCTACCTCTTGTATGACCTGTCGTAGCATGTTTGCACGAAGGACTGGAGCTTCTTCTCCTAGAACGCGATCCAAAGCTACTGATACTAGCAAATTCATCTCCTGCTTGGTCATCAATTCCTGCTCAACCAAAAGCTGTAGAATATCCTCATAAATTTCTTGACTAACCCGCTCACCAATTGAGTAAAGCAGCTCCCGGAGCATTTCATGATGACTAGAAAACTCAATCCGTCCTATACGAATATAGCCTCCGCCACCACGCTTACTTTCAACCAAGTAGCCTCTACTTTCCGTAAAGCGTGTCTTGATCACATAGTTAATCTGACTAGGAACAACCTGAAAAGTATCTGCCAACTGACTCCGTTGCAATTCTACAATTCCAGATTGATCTAAAATCGCCTTGATGTAGGCCTCAATATGATCCGATGTATTTTTAAATCTCATTACAAACCCACCTCTCTCTTTAAACCTTGACTATCTTTGACTATACTATCATTTAACACTCTATAAGTCAAATTTTTAGAGCTCAGCCCTTGAAAATACTGACTTTCTTTAAAAATATTTAGGCATTAAATCGCCTTAGTTTTTCTTGAAAGTTCCTAAAAAAGTCCATAAAAAAGAGCCCTAAAAAGGGCGAAATATTGACGAGTTCAGCAGGCAAGAAACTAGCACGGTCAAACGTGCTTTTTTGTTTCTCTGTACCTGGTACAAGTATAACATAAAAACTTGCTCATTTTCTAATTTTAAGCAAGTTTTTCCCTCTTACCCCCCTACCCCCTTAAAAAAACGTTAGATATCTGGACAGTTGCCCCCTCCCTCCGGTTCCCGTTTCTGAAAATTTTCATGAATTTTCATAACGGGGGGGTGTTTTACAATTTTTTCTAATTTCTAAACCCTGTTATTTTGACAAAACGGAACTAAAAACAGCTTTCTTGTATCTCTATAATCTCTTATGAATTCATTGTTTTACACATTCTATTGAATTCGCTTTGTGAGTTACTTCCTTACTCTATCAAGCGTTTTATAAGATACTGTTTTATGAGTTCACTATCACCTTAAAACAAGGAATTCATAAAATAATAAAGAAAAAGATAGGCGCAAACCTATCTTCATTTTGTTTATTGCCCAAAGAATTTAGAAATAATATTTCTCTTTTTCTCTGGTAGATCATTAAAGACCTCCCTTTGTTTAATAAGTTCTTGCTCTTTCTGATCTATAAAATCATCGACTACTCCAGAGATATACTCTGTAAATTCTTCAACACTATGTCCCTTGATTTTATCATCTTGTACTAGCTCTTCTAGAAGTAAGTCACTCCATAATACCATATCTGGAGAAAGATTATAGTGCTCCAATTCTTTAAGAATGGCCTGCTCATAGTATCGTTGTTGCCCTTTGTCAATGTAATAGTACTTGTCTTTAAACTTTCCTTCTAATAACTTGACATGATATTCTTCTGGCAGTTCACTTCTCAAAAAGCCTTCAGTGGTTACTGTAGAAGATTCCATAGTGTAAAAGCTCTGTAGTTCATTTAAAAATTCAAAGACAACAGAACGATAAAGTTTATTTTCAGCTTTTAATGTTTCTACCATATCAGCAACCAAGGGTAGAATTTTACTCTGAGAGAACTCCTTCCAGTCTTTAAAATATACTAATGACTTTTCCCTGATGGCTTTTTCTCGCTGCTTAAATTCATTTTCTAACTGATTTTCTTTTTGACGTGTTGTCAAAAACATATCGCTTAAAATCGAAGTGTAGTCTTGTTTATACTCTTCAATTTCCTTTAGTATTTCTTTTTTTACTCCCTCTTGCTTACTAAAGAATTCTGTAGCTTCTTGTTCATTCATTTTATGAAAAAGATTCTTCATGAGTTCATGAAATGGATTAACATAAACTAGATTATAGTCCTGATACAAAAGAAAGAGATTGATTACATCAGTGCTATTCATCGATTAACCTCCAATACCTGGCTCTTGATTTTTTGAGAAATCTAGCTCCCAGATTGCAGCTGACTTTTCATCATGAGACTTACCATAAGCAAATTGTTTAGCTACATAGAGGTCCATATCTTCAAGTGCTAGTGTATCCTGATAGCGTTGTAAGTTAATTCCTCCACCTACAACTGCATCATATCGCCCTTGAATGAAAGATGTTGCCTTCCCTTTTTCTTGAGAGATTGAAGGAATGATTTGTAAATTTAGAGGTACCGCCTTGTTATAAGTTGCGCTATCTGTAAAGTTAATTAGTTTCTTCTCAATCTCCCAGATTTCTGAGGGATTCACAACAAGAACAATTTTATTGGTCGTATCTACAAAACTAACTCCATCAGCTTTTACAGAATGGAATTTAAAAATCTCTGATACCTGGTTTACAGTTTCTTTAGGATTTTCAAAAGTTAATTTTAAAGCTTGTTTTTCTTTTTTAGGATAAGTAATATTTGAACCTTGTGCTACTCCCGTTAATTGTCTTGTTAGTCCTAGAGGTTTATTATCACCATCGCCGTTTAAAAACGCTTCTTCCAATGCTACTGCAAAAGCTTCTGTTAATTGAGTTCTTACAAAATTTTCAATCCAAATCGGTCCAAGTTCTTTAAAATCTTTCGGGATCACGATGAAAGCCGTTAACTTATGCTGGATTTCTTGTTTACTTCCAAAACTAGCTTTTAATTGCCCTTTGATTTCTCCAAAAACCTTGCCCCAAACTGCTCCACCACTACGCTCTGATGTCAAAAAGTTTAGGCGGATTCCTAGGTTTTTTAGTCCAATTTTTTCAAGTAAGGGGTGTTCTGATTTTATATCTTCAAAAATTCTGTCAATCGTCTCCTCTGGGAGAAGTTTTTCCACCCCTTTAGGGATATTCTTATCAAATTCATTAAAGAATACCATTTCATTGCCCTTTAAAGTATTAGGCTGTGATGTAAAGCCATCTCCTGAATATGATGCAGTTTTAACTTCTTCAATCATATGTTCCTGCATTCTGTCTAACATATCACCGTAAAGTTTTGTTTGCTGATCTTGTGGAGCATTAGTTTTTACTGCATTCATAAATGCTTCTCTAGCTTGCATGTATTCGTTTTTTGTTTGTCCTTTAAGTCTCATAGTCATATTTTTTATTTCCTTTCATTTTTAAGCAAAAAAGAGGCAGAACAAAAAACGTATTTACGTCTTATGTCCTACCTCTTGTTTTCAAGTCAGTATTTAAAATTTTTGTTGTGTTTTGGTTTCTACCATGGTCACAACACCATCTGCAATTATCAACCGAACATCACCATATTCTGGTAACTTTACACTCTTAATTATACCACGGTTTAGAAAATAAATCCAACCTTTATGTAGTTCATTCATTAGATTTCTCCCTTAATCACAAAATAATAAAATAGTTTCATTCTCAGATCAGCTCCTCTCATTTAAGAAAAATATTATCAACCATTGTAATGTCCTAATAATCGTGCAAAGTTGTCTAGTATTAAATCTCTCCTTCTCAAAATTTGCTCCTGTTTAGAATACAAATATCCGGTCTCCCCATTTCTCATAATCTCAAAAATATCAGGCCACTCTTTTTTTGAGTGTCCCCACCGCAGTTCGAAAATCTTTCGATCATCTGGTACCAGGTTGTCTAATAACTCGTCAATACACTTTTGAAATTCTTCTAACTTCAATACAATAGGATCGCTCGCAAACTCTACTGCTATATTTTCAGAGTGGTTTATATAAGTACCGCTTTTACTCTTAATATCCTCAAATCTACTTGCATTAATTCCCCGTGAGGTGTATGTTTGTAATAAGTGTTCTTTCCTTTTGCTAATTAACTTGTCAATTTTTAAATATTTTTCCTGAAGTTCAAAATCAAAATAATCACGTCTAGCAGAGTCTAAATTTTTCTTCATTCATTGAAACTCTCCCCTCACTGTATTTATAGTGTATCGCTTATCTTTGATCGTAAAAGCCTTGAAAGTGTTCCCTTCTAAACCTTTCAAAATTCTACTTGAGTTTCTAGCATTATAAACAGTCCGCAGTTCACTACTATCTAGGTTCGTGTTGAAAATCGTAGTTTCTCGATTATTGATAATATCAAACAAGAAATCCTGTTCCCAATCGCTCTTAGGGGTTACCGTCCCATTTTTTGCCCCCAGGTCATCAATGATTAGAAAATCAACATCAACAAGCTTTTTAACCGCCTCATACTCTGTTAAGTTTGCATTTCTTCCATAAGCCCAGCCTTCTTTTATCTGCTTGATAATCTCGGTTAAGCTAACAAATAAAACACTCTTAGGCTCGTGCTTCTCCCTGAAACTCTCATTGATTTCTTTAGCCAAGGCAAGAGATAAATGACTTTTTCCTATTCCTGTGCTACCGCTGATTAAAGTATTTCCTGTCATACCTGCAAGATACTTCTGGGCTTGCCCCTTAACAAACTCTAACATCTGACGCTCCTCTGTAGTCTTAACAAAGAAATTATCAAATGTCGCTCCCTTCAACTCGTTAGGGATCGTGCTATCACGCATTAACACATCATAAGTTTTAAAGTAAGCTTGCCTGTCCTCGAACTGCTGCAATAGGTCTTTCTCTTTTTGTTTAATCTCTCCCTTTACACACTCTGGGCAAAATGCTTGTACTTTTCTTTCTGAACTCCCTAACACTGGTACAGAAATTTCCCAGTAATTTACCTGGTGAATATCGCAAACTTTATCCGATATTTTTCTGTTATTAAATTCTTTAAATTGTTCCTTCATCTTTACAACTCCTAAAATGGTAGGTCTGGGAAGTTATCTTCGGACTTCCCTTTTATGGTTTTAGGCTTTTGATTCAAATAACCGTCAAACTTAGATCCGAAAAGTGTTTCTGGTCTCAGATACTTAGAAAATTCAGGACTATCCTTCCATTCTGCCGTTTTAATATCTATCACCTGTTTAAAATCTTCAAGTGTATAGCCTTCTTTGAATCGTGCTAGTAAAAGCCTTTTTGTCTTATCAACAAATTTATACCTCTTATTAGCTACTTGATTCAGATAAGCAATAGGA